TAACCACTTGGTGGAGTTGAAGAAGCACCGTATTTATGTTTATGACCTACTGGACCGCCCTTGTGTAAATATCCTTCATTTAATGCACTAAGCATATTCATGCCATATTTATCTACCGCTGCTTTTTTGACAACAAACTCTCCTGGGGTAAGCATAGCTGGAACTGTGTCAGTTCCCTTGCTAAATCCACCTTCAGCAAAGAGCTTAGGAATTAATCCACCAGTTGCATAATAACTCATTTTCTTGTCTCTAAGATATTCTGGATTTATATTTCCCGACAAAGAGTATTCATTTAATGGATAGCCAGGTGTGCCTCCAGTTATTGCCCAACCAAGGCTCATATTTGTAAAACCATAATCTCGAAGATTTTGTCTAGTCTTGTCTACATAACCGTTATTTGATACTATTTGATCAAGAGCAGTAAGGTAGGCATCGTGTGACGGCTTAACTACTTTAAGTTTGCCTGGATCTAAGCGAATTTCAGCCCAGGTAAGCTTGTCATAACCATTATCTTTTTTAACTTTATTATATGCAGTCTCTGCTTTTAAAAATTTACTATAGTCTTGATCAAATAAAGTTTTTGAATTATTAAGAATTGTAATAGATTCCCGTACCCACTGCGGAAGTTGCGACAAAGAATTTTTTTGAATTGCTTGCGCTGCCTTGCTCTTTGAAATATCAAAGGCAGTATTACCAGAAGCATCACGCTCAAAGTCTTTGTATTGATTGCTTGCCTTTTGATATTCTTGATTTAGACTGTCCCAGCCTTTTCTAGACTCTAATGTAAGTCTTTGATAATCAGTTTCAGTGGTAGAAGTTATATCAGTGATTACTTTTCCACTTCCATCCTTGCCCTTATAATCTTTTAACTTATTAAACGCTTTATCCTTGGCATCTTTTGCAGTATTTTTTGCTTCTGTTAATCCCTGATACGATCCAGTTGATGCTAAGTCACGTACTGCCTGCTCTTGTACTCGTGTTGTTCCTTGTTGTGGTTGTGGTGCGTATAATTTAGTTACTCCACTACCTGCTGCTTCCTTCTCAGCTGCTGCCTTAGCATCTGCTTCTGCTTTAGCATCTGCTTCTTTCTTAGCTTTGGCATCTGCAGCAGCTTTTTCAGCTGCAGTTTGCGCTGCTGTCTTTCCACCACCAGTATTGTTATTACCAGTATTATTGTTATTACCAGTATTATTGTTATTACCAGTATTATTGTTACTTGGGTTTTTTGTTGGATCATCAGTTATTATAGTATTATCTTTAGCTCCAAGTAAGTCTTTTTCAAATTGTTGGGCTGTAGCAAGGGTTAATGTGCCTGCTTGCACTTGGTCATAATAATCTTTAACCTTCCATAATACTTCTAGATACTTACGTAATTCTGCAGCTGCTTTGCCTGCATGCTCACCTAGACTAGTTCCAACTTCTTCTTCAGCTATACCTTCAAGCCTAAAAGCTTCATCATCGGCTGCCATAATCTTATCTTGAAGTTCTGCATATTTACTCTGTAGTGCAGTTTCTTGATCATCTATTTTATTTTGCTCTTCTATTTTTAATTCTGCAAGCTTGTTTATTAATCTTTGGGCAGCTGTTTCGGCAGCTTCAAATTCTTTCTTTAAATTTTCTACAGAAACCTTTGAAGCATCAATTCCAAGTGCCATAAGTCTAATTGCTTCTGTAAGATCATCCATCGTGTCTGTTTCATCTGTAATCTGTTTAATTTGTTCATCTCGTTTTGTAATTAAATCTTTAAGTGCTTGTTCTGCTTCAGCTAGTGAAGCATTGGCATCTGTAAGTGCTTTTTGTGCAGCTGTTAATGCAGTAGTTAGTGTAGTCACATATTCTTTATGAGCTGCTTCTGCTGCTCGTATTGCTTTTTCTCTTGCTTCTTGGGCTGTTGAAAGTGTGGCTTGCGTTGAAGCAAGGGTTGCTTGTTGTTGACCAATAAGAAGATTGCTAGCAGATATCTGTTGTTGAACTGCATAAATAGCATTATTTGCATTGGTTCTGTCTAAGTCTAATTTATAAATTTCTTCTTCTTTGGCTTTGATTAGATCTAAAATCTCAAGTCTTTTTGGATTAGTTTCAATTTTATAGATATCTTCTTGGAAGTTAAGAATTTTTTGTTGTTCAATTGCCTGAAGTTGTTGGATTCTATAAGAAGATCTTTCAATTGCATATTGTCTTTCAGCAATCTGATCTCTAGTTAATCCAGAAGACGACTTGATAGCATCTAGTTCTGCTTCTCTTGCTTTTCCTAGTGCTCCTTTTTGTGATCCCAAAGATTTGGCTGCAGCTGCTGCTCTCATGTCTTGTACGGCTGCAGCTGCTGCTGAAATATCACCCTTACTTAAAGCATCTGCTAAACCTAGCTGCTGCTTTTGTTGGTCAACAATGTCTTGGTTAATTTCTGCAATCTTAGATAATGCTTCTTCTTGTTTTGTATATTTATCATTAACTGCATCTGCTGCTTTATCCATTACCGCTAAATCTTCACTTAGCTTAGAAGACTCTTCTTGTAGATTCTTTAGTGGTATTTCAAAATTGTCAGCAATATTTTTTTGAATAACTTCTATTTTCTTTTGTATTTTTTCAATTTCACGAGTATATCCAATTTCAAGATTTCTTTGTTGCCCAGCAATTTCTTGTTGTAATTTTTCTATTGGTCTGCTAAACTTTTCTTCAATATTAGCTTGAACAATTGCAATCTGTCTTTCAGCTTCTGCCATTGAACCTATTACTTTTAAAGGATCTTTAAGAGCAGCTTCACCCACTCCACGATAGGGAGCAAGTCCCGCCATGTTAATGTTTTTGGCATCTGTCATTTCTTTAATAGTTGCTTCTATTTTATCTACTTCAGATTGAGCCTTAATTAAAGCTTGTGTAGTTTCAACTACATTTTTAAGAACAGATTCAGGAACTTTGGTGTCTTTACCAAAAATTGCCTCAGTCAAAGATGTTATATTTAACTTGCCAAGATTGTCAAGGGCTTTAGGTAAATTATCTTGTGCTAATGATATAGCATCTTCTAATGCTGATGAGAAATCATCAAATGCTTTAGTGAATTTATCAAGTTTCTCTTGTGCATCTGTTACATCATTTCCAGCGGTTTCAACCGCTGTTTGAAATTTTCCTACTTCTTTTTCGGCCTTTTCTATGTCCTTAGCAGCCTTTTTATTTATGTCATCTATTAGTGCACCAGCTATAGCATCAAATCTATCTTTTACATCATTAAATGCTTTATACTCTGCATCTGCATTCATTTGCATGTTAATATCTACGTTAATAACAAGATTAAGATCTTTTATGTTATTTATCGTATCAATGATTTGTTTTTTAAGTGTTTCTAATGCTTTCTTTGTTCCTTTGCCAGCTAGGAGCTCGGTCATCTTCTGTATTAGTTCTGGACTATCTGCAATAATCTTTAAAGATTCTGTATCAAACCCAAGTCCTTTTGCTCCCATTAATGCTTTTAGTTTTGTAAAGGCATCTGCTAGGTCAGTCTTAGCTTTATCTGCAACCTTTTCTAATGCATAGTTTAGACCAAGAGTGTCACTTGTTGCTGCTTTAGCAGCAGCAGCTAACTCAAGCATCTTTTTCTTATCTACTTTTTTAGCATTAATGGCAACAGCATCTGCAGCATTAGCTGTCATATAAAGAGCAGTTGAAGTGTCTACACCTGCTGCCTTTAGCTTTTTAAAGGCTGCTTCTTGAGCAACGCTATCTTGAACAACTCTAATTTGTGCGTCATGAAATATTCCAATCGCTTTTTCATTAAAAGCTTCTTTTAATGCTTTACCTTGATCTGTTAATACAACCTTACCCTTTTTAATAGTCATATAGATTGCACGAGTTTTATTGTCCATGCTTTCAAGCATGTCTATAAATTCTCTATTAAATCCACCTTTTCCGCCTGCGCCAAGACCAGTTAGTAATTGTTGAGATACTCCAGTAAATTTTGTTATGCCGTCGCCAGAAACAATCTTCATTAAATCTTTAATATTTCCTTCAGCATTTATAGAAGCATCACGAACAAACTTAAGCTTCTTCATCAACTCATCTAGAGTTGTATCTCTTTGCTTACCGCCACCAGAAGTAGATCCTCCGCTAGGTGTTGGGGGAGCAATAGATAGGTCTATTCTTCCCTCTGTTACCTTTTGCCCTATAGCGTCTGCATACTTTGCCTGCTGACTAGCAAATGGAAGGTTTACATACTCTGCTCCACCTAGTGGTGGTTTTTCTGGATTACCTATCCATGCCTGGAAATCTTTGCTCTTTTTAATTTGAGCCTCTGACATGGTTATGATAGTTGCAACTTCTTGTGTGTATACAGTTCTTTGTGCTTGATTTAAACTATCAAAATACTTTTTGTTTATTGCTGAATCGCCCTTTGGTGGAAGGAAGTTTGTTATAACATCATATGTTAACTTTCCTTCATTTTTCTTTATACTGTTAAGCAGTCCTTCTAGTCTTGCTGCTGCTTCTGGATTATTCTGGAAGTAATTAACCATTACTCCTACATCAAGAACGCCTTGATTTTGTGAGATAGCTCCATATAAATTAAATAATTTTTCTACCTCTGCACTTGTTTTTGCTTCGCTTATATTTGTTAAAAATTCTGTTTGTACTTTAGTATTTGGATTTCCGTTCTTGTCAACAAATGCTCCAAGAATTTGCTGAGTTTCTGCAGCCTTTGCTCCACCAAAAGTAGTAACAATTTTCATTACCTTATCCATTGATGTTTCACTCTTGCCAAATGTTTGAATCAATGCCATCATGTCTGAAGGTTTAATATTTCCAGCATTCATCTGCATTGTAAGGACATACTCTATTTGTCCCTTTTTACCTTTATTGCCAATGTTCATACCATCTGTAAGTGCAGATTGGGCAGAAGAAACGTAGGTTTCTTCGTCTGTTCCTTTGTATCTTTTACCAGTTGCTTTTTTAGCAGCATCTACAAGAGCTTTTTGACTGTTCCCTGCTGTATTTTTATATGAGTCTGCAATTGCTTTAGCAGTTTTTGCATTTTTTTCTGCTATCTGTAAACGAGCAGCATCAAGTTTATCTTGTGCTATTTTTGCTCCAAGAATATCCCCTTCTGCATTCTTTACTTTAATTAAATTTTCATAATAAATCTCAACAGCTGCTGACATTTCTTTATTAACATTAAGTGCGTTTACTTGGTTTTGTACAGATATTCCTGATAGTCTTCCAAGTTCTTCTGAAGTTTTTTTCATTGACATTAAAGCAAGGCTTCCAGCTGCTAAAGATCCAGCTATCACTCCCGCTAATGCTCCAACTGGACCTAAAGTAGCTCCAACAGCTCCAAATTGTGCAACTAGTGCTCCTGCAGCCACCACTCCAGCTGCTGCTCCACCTACTGCTGCTCCACCAACGGCAACATTTTGATTCATTGCAGATAATGATCCACCATTAACTGCTGATCCTGCTGAACCAAGATTTTTTGCATCTCCAGCAATTCCTTTTGTTGCTTCTTCCATAAGATTAACTCGAATGGTTAGCGGATCTTTTAATATGTTTGATCCATCTTGACCGTATAAAGCAGTTAGCTGTGCTGATGCCTGTAACCCAACATTAAGATTGCCAATTTTTTGACCTATATTAATAGCAACACTTCTTGCTTGTTCTGGAGTAAAGACACCACTTGCAATAGCTGTAGATAGTTGTTGTGTTAAATCTTGCATTGCTTTCTTTGGATCTGATTTTAGATTATTTGCAACGCCTTGAATTAATGCCTGATTATCAGGTGCTGCTATATAGGCCTCACCAAAAGATGTCTTTCCAGCTTTAGTAGCAAATGGACTTCTTCCTTGTTTGTTTCTTTCATCTAACATTTGTCCTGCACTTGCTTTATTTGCAAATGCTCCAAAGTTTTCAATTGCTTGAGCAGAAGCACCTGTTGCTTCAGATAGTTCTATTGCTTTATTCTGTGCATCGTTATATGCTTTATTTAATAATGTTGTAACAGTAATAAAGGTTCCGATTACTGCAGCTGCTCCTAGCATTCCACCCTTCATTTTTGTCATTGAGTCTGGCATCAGAGACATAATTCCAGAAACACCTTGTGCTGCAAAAACAAATGGCATGGCTGAATTTGCCATCTCAGCAATTTTTCCACCAGCAAATGTTCCCGCAACTGTTAGTCCTGATAACGCTCCAATGGCAATATTTCCTTTTTGGCCAAGTTCTTTAATCCTATTTGTTGTCTTTTTTGTTTCAACTGTATTTTCATTAATAGCATTTGCATTTGCTTTTACTTCATCTATCGACATTCCTGGACGTGGCAGTCCCATAGCTCTTGAGTTTGCTAAGGCCTCACTTTGAGAAATTGGTGCACTAGCAAATCCAGGACGAATTATAGTACCCCTTGGACCTCTTCTAGGAGGACCTTGAACAACTCGTTTACCCTTTTTAGGAGCAGGTGTTATCTTTGTATCTTTTGGATTTTTAGAAGAAGACTTAACATTTCCAGGTTTAGATTCTGTTTTTGGTTTTTCTGTCTTCCCAGTCTTTATAGTTTCAATCTCTTCATCTGGTTTAATTACAATAGATGTGTGAAGTTTGTGTAATTTTTTCCAATCAACTAATCTTCCTGCTTTAAGTCTATCAGCCATTGCTTGATAAAAAGGTCGTTCTTCAGGAGTTAAATCCATACCACGTAAAGCTATTTCTAGTCTAGGAAGAACTCTGTCAATTTCAGCAATCATTCTGTCATGGTACTCTTGCCCAGTCATGCTCTTTGCAATATCAGCAGTTGCATTTCCAAACCAATAAGGAGATCTTGCTGCTGCTTTTCCAGGAACACCGCTTAGGTTTATACTTGCCATTTCTTCCATTGATGGAAGGTTTGCTACAAAATCTCTTCTACCTGATGCTTTACCAAATACTCCTGCTGCCCCTGGATCGGTAATAATATCTCCCCCAAGGTTTCCCATCTTTAAATCTTTATCTGCACGAAGATTGGCAGCAACTAATTGCTTAAAGTATTGATCTTTTGTAAAGTCTTTACGTATACCCTTTTCTGAAAGCCTTGGATTAAACTCAGATTCTAAAACAATAATCTTTCTTTTTTTATTGTTTGGATCTCTCATTACTCTCATAACTTGTCTAGGAGTATCCAAACCATGTACATTTCTGGCAATTACATTTGAATTTAATTCTGCTCTGGCTGATTTTTCATCAAGCATTGGCTTAACAAATACTTTTTTACCATCTTTTTCATACACTCCGCCAATACCATCAACTGGAAAACTACGACCAGATGTTGGTGACACAAGAGTTCCAAAGTCTGTAGGCTTAACTTTTGCCATACTGCTAGACCTTACATCTGCATCAATCTTTTTCATTTCTTCTAAAGCTTTTGCCTTTAGTCTTTTTTTAGTTTCCTTAGTTCTTTTAGCCTTTTGTGGAAGGGCTTTTAAGTCTTTGCGTTTTCCAAGAGTTCCTCTTACTCTTTTTGAGCCAGAGCTTAGATTTATTACTTCGTTTGGAAAACGTGGGTCGTATCCATTAATAGATCCTGCAACAATATTGCCCTTTGAGTCTGTTCTTTGTACAACACTATGAACTCCTGTTGGATATTCAAATCCTTTTGTTCCCAAAACTTCAGATAGTTTTTGTGGCTTGCCATTTTTTCCTAGTGGTGTTGGTTTTCCGTTATACTCTAAAGCATCTCCGTCTATAATTACAACGTTGCTGCCGTCAACTGGGTTTGCTGCTGGAGCAATATGCCCCCTTTTTATGGCGTCTTCTAGTACTGCTTTAACTGTATTTACATTAGGAGAAATTCCAGTAATTCCATACTCTGCATTAGCCCTTAACTTTTTATCCATTGACTGATACGTTGAACTTGTTTTTACATTAGTTGGCAAAGTTTCAAAAGATCTTTTAACTATGTCGTCTGTAACTCTGCCATTATTTTTAGCAGCTTCTTCTGTAACTCTTGCAAGCATTGCGTCATCAATAACATTGTTGCTTCCACCGTGCAGATTTTCTATTAAATATCTTCCATCAGCATCCCATTTCCCTGGTCCCTTTTTTATCCATTCTGATGTAAAGTCTTCAATAGAAATTCCACCTGGCTTTGCTAAATTTATATTTAGCGCTTTATCAAATGCAAAACCTAATCCACCATAACTACCTACGGTGGGGGCTTTACCCATAGACTTTTGAATTCCTTCAGAAAATTCAATTCTTGCTCTATCGTAGTCACTTAATCCAGCTGTATCTCTTAAATATTTTTGTGTCTCAATACTTTCTGATCTTCCAACATGTGTAAAATCATCACTTGGTGACATAGGAGTTTTGTTTAGTTTGGTAATTCGTTGGACATCACCATCTCCTTTACTAAACCCTTGGATACTTCCATTAACCATTGCTTCAATGATTGGCTGGTATGCAGGATTTTGTGCAATATCTCTCGGAATAACTGCTTCGCCAGGAGTAAGTAAAGACGGTACTGTATCTTTATTGCCTGTTCCTGGAACATAAGTAGCTCCTCGTGCGAACTTCTTTGAAGTAGGTCCCTTAAATCCTGGAACCATCATTCCTGGATTTGCTCTGGCAAACGTCATTGCTGCTGTTGTTGCTTGTACATAAGCATTACGAAGGGCCATAACAGCAGAAGTTTCTAAGGTAAATGATTGTGTAAGTCTTGTATGGGCTTGATTAAGAGATGCTGCTACTGTTGCTGCTTCTAGTTGTTCTGCATTTAAAT